TGTACAGCTTGCGCCGCAAGGCTCACAAGGCGAAGCGGCTAGGCAATTACATCATCGATAATATCTGCGAGCATCGTAAAGACTGCGTTGCATTCATCTCGCCGGATAAGGCAGATGTGATCAACAATATAGGCAGGGAGGCCGAAGATTGTGTCGAATTCCGCAATGTTCTGAGGTCAACTTCATATGGCGTCATGGATTGCGGATATAAGTATATGTATGACAAATACAATGATCTATATCGATGGGTGCCTTTGAATGGTGATATTGCTGGTCTCTGTGTTCGAACAGACCTAACAAACGATCCTTGGTGGTCACCTGCGGGCCTTAACCGTGGTCACATCAAGAACTTCGTTCGATTGGCCTGGAACCCCAGACAAGCTGAACGCGACACTCTTTATAAATCAGGCATCAACCCTGTCATTTCAACAAAAGGCGAAGGAACATTCCTATTTGGTGATAAGACATTGCTGGCGAAACCATCGGCCTTTGACCGAATTAACGTCAGGCGTCTATTCATCGTTCTGGAAAAAGCGATTAGTAAGGCAGCTCGTTATACCCTGTTCGAATTCAATGATGACTTTACCAGGGCTCAGTTCCGTAACTTGGTGAATCCTTATCTAAGGGATGTTAAAGGGCGTCGTGGTGTTACAGACTACTTGGTTGTTTGCGATACTCGTAACAATACTGCCGAAGTCATTAACCGCAACGAATTCGTTGGTGATATCTACATTAGACCTAACTATAGCATTAACTTCATCCATCTGAACTTTATCGCGGTGAAAAATGGCGTATCGTTCAATGAAGTTCTGATAAATAGGTAAGAATAAAAAAACCCAGTAAGAGGAAAGAATAATGGCAGGATTTAATGTAGCTAGGTTTAGATCAAGCGGGCCACAATTTGGGTTGGCCCGCCCAACTCTATTCGCAGTTAATATGACATGGCCTTCTTCTGTTGTTGATACAGCAGCGGTGTCCAACTCCACATTCCTGATCAAGGCTGCTCAATTACCGGCCTCGATTATCGAACCGGTAGAAGTTGGTTATTTTGGTCGTAAAATTAAGTTGAATGGTGATCGTACATTCCAGGATTGGACAGTCACGGTTATGAACGATGAAGATTTTGCAATCAGAAACGCCTTCGAACAATGGCATAATGCCATCAATGGTATTGTCGGTAACCGCCTGGATACTCGTGTGGCCTCGATTGTTCCTTCGAACAGCGATGGCGGCAATAGCTATAAGGTGGATGCCACAGTGACTCAGTTCTCGAAGGAAGGCCCTGGCGAACTGGACGGTCCCGGCGCGATCAAAACCTACAAATTCTCTGGTATGTTCCCGATCTCAGTAGATGCAATCACAGTTGATTGGGATGCCACAAACCAATTTGAAATGTTTGATGTTACCTTTGCTTACGACTGGTGGGAACCATCTGTTAATGGAAGTGATGAACCACTATTCGATCTGGAATTAGATTCCGTTCTATAATATAAGGTATTAAAGTGAAGCTTTTTGGATTTGAAATAAAACGACAACGAGACGTAGAACCGCCTGTTTCATTTGCACCCGAGAATAAAGACGATGGTGCAGTTAATGTGAGCGCAGGCGGTGCCTATGGTCAATACATCGATCTGGATGGTACAATCCGCACCGAGGCAGAATTGGTGAACAAGTACCGCCAGATGGCCTTCAATCCCGAAATCGACCAAGCTATCGATGAGATCACCAATGAGGCAATCGTCTCAGAGGAAGGTAAAGATACGGTCGAATTGATTCTGGATGACGATCTGGGCCTCAAGGATAACTTCAAGAATGCTATTCTTGAGGAATTCGAGAATGTCAAGAAACTTCTGGAATTTCATGTGAAACCCTATGATGTCTTCAAGACATGGTACAGGGATGGCAGGCTCTATTATCACATCATTGTGGATGAGAAAAATACCCTGAATGGTATTCAGGAATTGCGCTATCTCGATCCTCGTAAGATTAGAAAGATTCGCGAGAACATCAAGAAAAAGCCAGACAAAAAGGTCGATAGACAGAATGTTACCCTGATCAAGGGCGGGCGTGAGTACTTCATCTATAATGAGAAGGGTCTCTATACCAATAACCGCGCCATGATCAATTCCTATAACAACAACACCACAGCGTCAGGTATTCGGATCGCAAAAGATTCGATCCTGCACTGTACCAGCGGTGTCTCAGACACAGCTAATAAGATGATGCTCAGTCATCTCCACAAGGCCATACGCCCCCTGAATCAACTCCGTGCCTTGGAGGATGCCACTGTAATTTATCGTATTAGTCGTGCTCCTGAGCGCCGCATCTTTTATATCGATGTAGGTAATCTGCCGAAGATGAAGGCAGAACAATACCTCAAAGACATCATGACCAAATACAAAAATCGTTTGGTCTATGATGCCAATACAGGTGCTGTCAGAGATGACCGGCGTTTTCAGACCATGCTGGAGGACTACTGGTTCCCTCGCCGCGAAGGCGGTAGAGGTACCCAGATCGAAACGCTTCCTGCCGGTCAGAACCTGGGTGAGATGGATGATGTTATTTACTTCCAACGCAAGCTCTATAAGTCCCTGAATGTTCCTATCTCGCGTCTGGAACCAGAGACCACATACAATGTCGGTCGGGCCACTGAGATCACACGGGATGAAGTGAAATTTGCTAAATTTATTGATCGTCTGCGCCTGAAATTCTCTGAGATATTCCTGAAGGCCCTGGAGACACAACTAGTCCTGAAACAGGTCATTCAACCCCAGGACTGGGAAGAATTAAAGGATGCAATGCGCTTCCGTTATCTCACGGATAACTATTTCGCTGAATTGAAGGAATCTGAAATCCTGATGGAAAGAATGAACCGCATGATTGAGATGGACCCATTTGCCGGTAAGTACTTCTCACATCTGTGGTTGCGCCGCGAAGTCCTGAAACAGACCGATGATGAGATCAGAGAACATGATGCAGAGATTCAAGGCGAGGCCACTAATCCTCAGTATAACCCACCAGAACCAGAACTTCCTGATCCTATGATGATGGGTCCACCAGCTAATGCAAATCCAGCTGCGAAACCCGCTAAAAAGAAGGCCGCAAATGAAGAGGAAGAACTACCCGAGTTATCCTATCTGGATGAAATTGATATGGATGAAAAAGTAGATAATGCAATAGACCGTGAATTGAAATCACAGCTAGTAACGATGCTGAGTAAGTCTAATGAAGAAGACCATTAGTAACCTATCAGACTCTGAAATCCTGGCGACTGCCCTCCTCCTTAATAAAAAAGCCGAATCCAAGATGAAGAACGTCCTGGAAAGCCAGAGGGCGGTCCTGGAGAAGTTTCAGTCCTATGAGTTCCCAAGGCTTATACCCGGCCCCCCTGGGCCTAGAGGCAACCCTGGTGGCCCTCCTGGGCCTCCTGGACCCCCCGGACCTATGGGTGTAGAGGGTAGGACCGGAGAGCGTGGAGAGAAGGGTGAGCGCGGTGAGCGCGGCACCAAAGGCCCCCGAGGAGAGAAGGGCGAGCGCGGAGAGGTCGGTCCTATTGGACCTGTTGGCCCACAGGGTGAAACTGGCATAAAGGGTGACCAGGGCAACCCCGGACATGATGCTGATATCGAGAAGCACCTACACAAGATCAATGGCGAATTCTCTGAGTTACAGACCAAACTAATCAAGCACATCAATAAGTCCATGACAACCATTGCAATGGCCGCCGGAGGCGGTGGTAGTGCAGGTGGTGGTTCTGTATGGCTCATGGATAATGAAGATGTTGTCTTCGAACGTCTGGAAAATATGATAAATAACTCAGTACTAGTTTTTGATTCCACCTTGGGTAAGTACAAGGCGGTATACATCACCGATCTAATTGATCAAGTGAGGAACGAATTGGAATTCAAATACACCAAACTCATCGATAAGGTGGGACCGATCACATACATTGGTGAAGCTGACCCCGGCACCGCCGAGGGAACGGCGCTTTGGCGTATTTCAAGACTCGATGAGACATCCGATCCTGATCTGGAGATTAAGTGGGCCGGTGGCACATCAGACTTCGATAAGATATGGAATAATCGCGCATCATATGGATACTCATAAGAAGATGGATTTGGGGGAGTTCAGGAGAGCAAAAATATACACCAAACTACAACTTTTGTCATACAGCCTATCATTATCCAAAAACCAAGGATGGTTTCTAGAATTCGGAGTATATGAAGGAGCCTCTATTAATTACATGTCGGGACTATACCCAGATAAAGTTTTTTATGGTTTTGATTCGTTCGAGGGGTTACCAGAAGCATGGAATAGATCAAAGGATTCAGTATACCCAAAAGGACACTTTGCTCTTCCTAAGACACCAAAAATAAATAGTAATGTCAAATTAGTTAAAGGATTCTTTGATACATCACTACCAAAATGGTTAGAACATAATGCGAATACAGACAGCACTGTATCTTTTTTGCACATAGACTCTGATCTGTATAGCTCTGCCAAAACTATTTTGTCTGAGTTGGACTGCTATATCAAAACCGGTGCGATTATCGTATTTGATGAACTGTGTGACTGGAAAAGAAGCGGTATATATTCCTTGTGGGAAGAGGGCGAGTGGTTGGCACTATCAGAATGGGAACGGGAATATAAGGTGGTAGGTCGAACAGACAAATTTGGAGGCGCAATAGTTGTTTGCTGATCAAGCCTTCGATAGACTAATTAAGGAGAACTTTGAAACTGTATTGGATATTGGATGCGGGAAGACTATGCCCGCAACAAAAGCATTCAAGAAGCATGGAAAGAAAGTAACAGCAGTTGATTTCTTTGATAATCCCGAGATAACAAAAGGGGATTATAACCAACTTCGGTTTGATGAACAGTTTGATTGCGTATGGGCTTCGCATGTCCTGGAGCATCAACACAATGTTCAGATATTCCTACAGAAGATATATCATGATTGCAAAGAAGGTGGATGGGTAGCAATTACGGTGCCGCCGCGCAAAGATGAGATTGTAGGAGGTCATGTCAGTTTATGGAATCCGGGCCTATTGGTCTATAATCTGGTGCTAGCAGGCTTCAATTGTCGAGAATGTAAGATCAAGATGTATGACTATAACTGCTCAGTGATTGTGCAAAAGCAAACGGCGAAACTACCACCTTTGATATATGATAATGGAGAGATTCAACTATTACAGAAGTTCTTTCCGCCGTTTTTTAGGCATAGTGTAAACGGAATGATAAATGAGTGGAATTGGTAAACGTGAATGCGGTAATTGTAATGTCTGTTGCATTATTGGTGCGGTACCTGAACTATCTAAACCGGCGCACACACCATGTGTATTCTTGAAGGACTGTAAGAAGGGATGCTGCTCAATCTTTGAGAATCCTGACTTACCGGATACCTGCAGAAACTATGAGTGTTCCTGGAAACAAGGATTTGGAGAGTATTATGGGCGTCCTAACCAGAATAAAGTGCTTTTTTCATGCACTGAGTTGGAGAATCAAGTTTGGTTTACTGCGATTGAAATTGAGGAGAATGCAATAACAGAATACGGAGCGAATATGGCATTAGCTATTGCTCGCGAAACGCATACTCCAATCATAGTTGTTCAGTATGGAAAGAGGCCGCCAGAAGATAATGGGGATTGGGTTATCGTTACCGAGGAAACCCTACCGAGATGTAAAAGAATTGTCGGTGAAGAGATACACAGGTTTGATGATGATGTGGCGATGTATGAACTACTAAAAGGGAAATAAATGGCAGTAGTTGCAGTTGCATGGCAAGGCACAAGAGTAAGTAACGCAGATACAACAGCAGCTGGTGGCACATGGGATGCTACAGGTGGTGGTGCCACCGCGACTGTCGAAACGGAATTTTTCTATCAGGGTGCTGCCTGTATTTCCATCAAGATTAAGACCGCCGAAGCCTCTGTTTATCTCACTCCCACAACAACAGTTGATATGTCTACAACTCCATCTGTCTGGATGGGTAAACTTCAACAGACCAATAAAAATGCCATTGATGGTAATGGACTGCAA